TGGTGTTTGGCTTGCTGACGTATCTGACAAACCTTTATTTCAAGATTAAAGAAGATAAGCGTAAGGCTGCGAGAGGTGAATAATGTCGCCATCATTACGCAAGGCTGTTGCTGCTGCTATTGGTGGTGGGGCTGTTGCCATAGCGTCTGTGCTCATCACTGGTCCAGGTGGTAACGATGGTCTGGAAGGTGTCAGCTACATACCATACAAAGATATCGTTGGCGTATGGACTGTATGTCACGGACACACCGGAAAAGACATCATTCCCGGTAAAACGTATACCGAAGCAGAATGCAAAGCCCTCCTGAATAAAGACCTTGCCACGGTCGCCAGACAAATTAACCCGTACATCAACGTCGATATACCGGAAACAACGCGCGGCGCTCTTTACTCGTTCGTTTACAACGTGGGCGCTGGCAATTTCAGAACATCGACGCTTCTTCGCAAAATAAACCAGGGCGATATCAAAGGCGCATGTGATCAGCTACGGCGCTGGACATACGCTGGCGGTAAGCAATGGAAAGGGCTGATGACTCGCCGCGAGATTGAGCGTGAAGTCTGTTTGTGGGGGCAACAATGAGCAGGGTAACCGTTATTATCTCCGCTCTGGTTATCTGCATTATCGCCTGCCTGTCATGGGCTGTTAATCATTACCGTGATAACGCCATCGCCTACAAAGAGCAGCGCGATAAAGCCACATCCATCATCGCTGATATGCAGAAGCGGCAACGTGATGTAGCAGAACTTGACGCCAGATACACAAAGGAGCTTGCTGATGCTAATGCGACTATCGAAAGTCTCCGTGCTGATGTTTCTGCTGGGCGTAAGCGCCTGCAAGTCTCCGCCACCTGTGCAAAGTCAACGACCGGAGCCAGCAGCATGGGCGATGGAGAAAGCCCAGGACTTACAGCAGATGCTGAACTCAATTATTACCGTCTCCGAGGTGGAATCGACAAGATAACCGCGCAGGTTAACTACCTGCAGGAGTACATCAGGACGCAATGCCTGAAATAATTTTTTTTGCAAATCACAAAGTCCATTTAATGAGCCTCGCGATGCGGGGCTTTTTGCAATAAATGCGTACCGCAACGCATGTTTTTTACACCGAACCTGCCCCTTTGGAATGGGCCTTTGAGGATACCAGTTAGTGCTGGCGAGCCTCGGTGGGCTGGTTTCCTGTGCGGCAAAGGTTCATTTCAAAGAGTAGGTACACGCTATGAAATCATTAACCCTCTTCAATCAACCAATCCGTATCGGTGAAGATGGCATGATCTGCCTCACTGATATGTGGAAAGCCAGTGGTAAAAGTGAATCTGAATCTCCGTACCACTACCTGCGAAACAAGCAGACCAAAGAGTTCTTGGCTGAGCTGGAGAAAAACCACGAATCTGTGGTTTTTACGGAACGCGGTGCGCACGGTGGAACTTATGGCGGAAAGTTCGTTGCTTATGATTACGCAGCATGGCTAAACCCCGGATTTAAATATGCAGCCTATAAAGTCCTCGATGATTACTTCACCGGAGAGCTTCATCATCGGAACAGCTTAAGTGCGCAGCTCAACATGAAATGTCATGAGTTTGATCAGAAAAAAGACATGGCGAGCTTCTGTGGACAAGGCCTCGCGGCATGGCGCTACACGAAACCTGGTTTGATCGCTGAAATTAACTCCCTGGCTAACCAGTTGCAGATTTCGATCCCCGGGCTTCCGGGATGAGTGATCGTGTCATTGAATGCGCCTCCAGAGCGGGGCGCGACTTCTCAGAGTTCATGAAAGGCGAGAAGGGTATGATGGAAGCATTGGCCTCGGTGGATGAGTTTGGCGAGCAGCTGCGCCTCAACGGCTGTGTCAATCATCACTTTGTTAGCTACATGATGCGGAACTCGATCATGCAGGCATTCATGGACATGGCAAAAGCCGAGAGGAAAGAAGAGCGCCGGCGTAAGCGAGCGGAAGCAAAAGCGAAGTAGCCATTACAAAGCCCATCTACTGGTGGGCTTGATAATGGCTTATACCCTACACGGGATAACTTAACTGATATCCCTTTTAACGGATAAAGGTATTCAAGCCTGACACATCATGCGCTGTATCGTCGCTGTATTCCCGCATTAACCATGACCGTAGCCCGACGGGGAACTCCTTCTGCGCGAGTGTGCGGGAATAATCAAAAACGATGCACACCGGGTTTTTACCGCGCTAATGATTCGCGGGTTTGTCCCTCATGCTCGCCAGTCCTGTGCGGGGGTGGAAGAAACAGGACACTCACACAGATTCTTGTGGGTCGATGCTATTCCTTTCTGGATTATCCCGATGCCATTCATGCAAGGGCTGTATCAGACGTTCGTCATGGCTTTCAGGCTGACGGCTCCTCCCGGTGGGGTGGCCTGCCACGGGGCGGGAGCGTCGCGGAAAAAGGCTAGTTTTTGCATTTTTATCGGCCACCATCATCTTTGCATCTTATTGATTATTAATGGTTATTTGTTTTTTGTATGTCGAATTGAGTGTTTTTTGTTCGACATCGAACGCGTTTTCTTAAAGTTGTTCGCACGATGCATGTTTAAAGCTCTCCGGAGGAAATATGGATCATGAGTTGAAAAACCTGGTGCTGAATATTAATCAACTGGCGGCTTTATCTGGTCTGCACCGCCAGACTGTCGTGGCAAGACTGAAAAACATTCGTCCCGCTGGTGGACATGACAAACTCAAGCTATACCGGTTGACCGATATTCTGACTGAATTTATGGGGTTACCACCGCCGGTTGCTGAGGGCGAAATGGATCCACATGAACGCAAAGCCTGGTATCAGTCTGAACGTGAGCGTCTTAAGTTCGAACAGGAAACGGCACAACTCATTCCGGCCAGTGATGTCAGACGGGAGTTTGCCATCTGGGCAAAAGCGGTCGTGCAGGTGCTGGAGACATTACCGGATATTCTGGAACGTGACTGTGGTCTGCAGCCTGCCGCTGTGAGCCGTGTTCAGTCCATTATTGATGATCTGCGCGATCAGATAGCCCTGCGGGTGACCGAAGCAGGTGCGGATGATGAGGAGGAATTACAGCAGGAGGAGTAATGCTGAATCAGGAAACCGCAAAGGCAGCACGAACCGATTCAGGTTATATCCTTCGCGCACCGAGACGAATGCGGGTTGCTGATGCCGTTGCTCAGTATATGCGGGTGCCCATGGGGGCCGGGAACTCAGTCCCGTGGGATCCGCTGGTGGCACCGTATGTTATTGAGCCGATGAACTGCCTGGCCTCGCGTGAATACGACGCAGTGATATTTGTTGGCCCGGCACGAACCGGCAAGACTATCGGCCTGATTGACGGCTGGGTGATTTACAACGTGATTTGCGATCCTGCGGATATGCTGATCATTCAGATGACGGAGGAAAAAGCCCGCGAACACTCCAAAAAACGACTCGCCAGAACGTTTCGCGTCAGCCCGGAAGTGGTCAGTCGCCTGAGTCCGAACAAAAATGACAACAACGTTTATGACAGAACATTCCTTGCTGGCAACTACCTGAAAATCGGCTGGCCGTCAGTCAATATCATGTCCTCATCAGATTATAAATGCGTGGCGCTGACGGATTATGACCGTTTTCCGGAAGATATTGATGGCGAGGGGGATGCCTTCTCTCTTGCCTCAAAACGTACCACCACATTTATGTCCAGTGGTATGACGCTGGTGGAGAGTTCCCCCGGCAGGGATGTGAAGGATGTGAAATGGCGACGGACTTCACCGCATGAGGCTCCACCAACCACGGGGATACTGTCGCTCTATAACCGTGGCGATCGCCGTCGCTGGTACTGGCCCTGTCCACACTGTGGTGAGTATTTTCAGCCCTGCGGCGATGTGGTTGCTGGTTTCCGTGATATTGCCGATCCCGTGCTGGCAAGTGAGGCGGCTTATATTCAGTGTCCTTCCTGTTCAGGACGGATTATGCCTGAACAAAAACGTGAGCTGAACGGACGTGGGGTCTGGTTGCGGGATGGTGAATCCATCAATGCGGATGGTAGTCGTTATGGTGATCCCCGACGCTCACGTATTGCGTCATTCTGGATGGAGGGTCCGGCAGCTGCTTACCAGACACTCTCGCAACTCGTTTACAAACTGCTTACTGCAGAACAGGAATACGAGACAACCGGAAGTGAAGAAACACTCAAGACGGTTATCAATACCGACTGGGGATTACCTTATCTTCCCCGCGCCAGCATGGAGCAACGAAAAAGTGAACTGCTTGAGCAGCGGGCAGAGCCAGTTCCTTCCAGCAGTGTGCCGGATGGCGTTAATTTCCTTGTGGCGACAGTGGATGTGCAGGCGGGACGTCATCGCCGTTTTGTGGTTCAGGTAACGGGCTATGGCAGCCGTGGCGAACGCTGGATTATTGATCGTTACAACATCACGCAGTCATTGCGCGGTGACAGCGACGGTGAGAGCCAGCGAATTGATCCGGCCAGCTATCCGGAAGACTGGGATGTCCTGCTGACGGATGTTTTTCATAAAAGCTGGCCGCTGGCCTCCGATCCTTCTCAACAAATGCGACTGATGGCAATGGCGGTGGACTCCGGCGGTGAAGACGGGGTCACTGATAATGCCTATAAATTCTGGCGTCGTTGCCGTCGTGATGGCCTTGGTAAACGTATTTACCTGTTTAAGGGCGACAGCATCCGGCGCGCAAAACTGATCACCCGTACATTCCCTGATAACACCGGACGAACGGGCCGACGGGCGCAGGCCGCAGGTGATGTGCCGCTCTGGCTTCTTCAGACGGATGCACTGAAAGACCGGGTGAATAACGCGTTATGGCGTGACTCTCCAGGTCCCGGCTATGTGCATTTCCCTGACTGGCTGGGGAGCTGGTTTTACGACGAACTGACGTATGAAGAGCGGAGTAGTGACGGGAAATGGAGTAAGCCGGGTCGCGGTGCCAACGAAGCTTTTGACCTGATGGTGTATGCCGAGGCTCTGGTCATTCTGCATGGATACGAAAAGATCCGCTGGCCGGATGCACCGGGGTGGGCGAGCCGGGAAACCTGGCTGGAGAGTGTCCCGGACAGTACCGAACCGTCACCCTCACCGGAACCGGTATCCACGCCTGTTAAAAAACAAAAACGGAAGAAAACAGTAACTGACGATGTTAACCCCTGGCTGACTTCCGGAGGATGGTTATGAACCAGAATGATATCGAAGCCATGATTCAGCGTTATACGGAAGCTGAAATGGCGGTGCTGGACGGAAAATCCGTCACCTTTAATGGTCAGCAGATGACCATGGAAAACTTATCTGAGATCCGGCAGGGACGGCAGGAGTGGGAGCGCCGCCTTGCGGCTCTGATTACACGACGACGGGGGCATCCCGGGTACCGGCTGGCGAGGTTCTGATGGCAATTCTTGATGATGTGATTGGCGTTTTTTCACCAGGATGGAAAGCGGCAAGGCTGCGTTCCCGTGCGGTGATCCAGGCTTATGAGGCCGTAAAAACGACGCGGACACACAAAGCCCGGCGGGAAAACCGAACTGCCGACCAGTTAAGCCAGTACGGGGCCGTGTCGTTACGTGAGCAGGCCCGTTACCTTGATAACAACCACGATCTGGTTATTGGTGTATTTGACAAGCTGGAAGAACGGGTGGTGGGGAAAAACGGGATTATTGTCGAGCCACATCCGGTATTACGCAATGGGGCCATTGCCCGTGATCTGGCAGCGGAGATACGCACCCGATGGAGTGAATGGTCTGTCAGTCCGGAAGTCACCGGGCAGTTTACCCGTCCGATGCTGGAACGTCTGATGCTGCGTACCTGGCTGCGCGATGGTGAGGTGTTTGCCCAGATGGTTTCCGGGCGCATAAACAGCCTGACGCCTTCTGCCGGTGTTCATTTCTGGCTGGAGGCGCTCGAGCCAGACTTTATTCCCATGACCAGTGATGAGAGCAACAGGCTGAATCAGGGCGTGTTTGTTGATGACTGGGGGCGTCCCGAAAAATATCTGGTGTATAAAAGCCGTCCCGTATCCGGACGGCAGATGGAAACCAAAGAAGTGGATGCAGAGCGAATGCTGCATCTTAAATTTGTTCGCCGTCTGCACCAGATGCGCGGGACGTCTTTGTTGTCCGGTGTGCTGATCCGCCTCAGTGCCCTGAAAGAGTATGAGGATTCTGAGCTGACTGCAGCAAGGATCGCCGCTGCTCTGGGGATGTACATCCGGAAAGGCGATGGGCAGAGCTATGAACCGGATGGTAATGGCAGCAAGGATAAGGAACGCGAGCTTACCATTCAGCCAGGCATTATTTACGACGATCTGAAACCCGGCGAAGAAATCGGAATGGTGAAGTCGGATCGCCCCAATCCTAACCTTGAAACTTTTCGTAATGGTCAGTTGCGTGCCGTGGCGGCGGGCAGTCGTCTGAATTTTTTCCAGTACAGCGCGCAACTATAACGGCACTTACAGCGCCCAGCGTCAGGAGCTGGTTGAATCCACTGATGGCTACCTGATCCTGCAGGACTGGTTTATTGGTGCCGTCACCCGCCCGATGTATCGTGCCTGGCTGAAACAGGCTGTGGCATCCGGTGTTATCAGGCTACCCCGCGATCTTGACCGTTCTTCACTGTATACCGCGGTGTATTCCGGACCGGTGATGCCGTGGATTGACCCTGTTAAGGAGGCTGAGGCCTGGAAAATTCAGATTCGTGGTGGAGCAGCGACAGAATCAGACTGGGTACGTGCAGGTGGTCGTAATCCGGATGATGTCAAACGTCGGCGCAAGGCCGAAATTGATGAAAACCGCAAGCTGGATCTGGTATTTGATACCGATCCGGCCAGTGATAAAGGAGGCAGCAGTGCCGCAACGAAACGACAGGAGCCGCAGCACACCGACGACCAGTCCGAAGAATAATTCCTGGTTCAGGATGCAGGCTGGTCACCAGAGTGACGCGGATATTTATATTTATGACGAGATTGGTTTCTGGGGTGTTACAGCGAAGCAGTTTATCAGTGATCTGAATGCACTGGGCGATATCACCCACATTAATCTCAATATCAATTCACCGGGTGGCGATGTCTTTGAAGGCATCGCCATTTTTAATGCACTGAAAACACATGGTGCGTCCATTACCGTTTATGTCGACGGTGTGGCGGCGTCAATGGCGTCGGTCATTGCGATGGTGGGAAAACCGGTCATTATGCCGGAAAACTCCTTCATGATGATTCATAAACCATTTGGCTTTACGGGCGGTGATGCGGAGGACATGCGCACCTATGCCGACCTGCTCGATAAAGTTGAGGCGGTTCTGTTACCCGCTTATGCACAGAAAACCGGGAAAACCACCGATGAAATTGCTGCCATGCTGGCGGATGAGACCTGGATGTCCGGTGCCGAATGTCTGGCACATGGATTTGCTGATCAGGTGACGCCAGCCGTTAAGGCAATGGCATGTATTCAGTCAAAACGTACAGAGGAATTTAAAAAGATGCCGGAATCCATT